AAGAGAGACCAAAAAACTACTCGTTAAACTACCGGACATTATTAAAACCATTGTTACATTTATAGTCACTAAGGCATTACCTAAAATAGTCGAAGCCGGTCTGAAACTGGCGTCACATCTAGTACCGGCGTTGTTGTCATTTGGTCAAGCCGTGCTAGAAGGCATAGGCAGTATTATCGCTCAAGTTGGCGGCGCTATAGGTCGTGGCTTTGCAAATATGGGTACATACGCGTTAGATCAGGCAGGCGCATTTGGCAACAAGATATTAGACGCAATGATGAAACCTATCAACCTTACCGCTGGTCTAGTAAGTAGCGCATTAGATGCAGTAGTAAACACATTTAAGAGCGTATACAACACGTTAGCGGATCTATGGAACAACAGCATAGGTAAATTTAGCTTTAAGGTGCCTAGTTGGGTGCCAAAATTAGGTGGTAAAGGTTTTGATATGCCAAACCTACCTAAATTAGCTGACGGCGGCATTGTCACATCCGCTACTATTGCTATGATCGGTGAAGCAGGACCAGAAGCCGTTATACCGTTATCTAAAATGGGTGCAATGGGCGGCAACATAACTATAAACATGCCAGTAGGGTCAAACGGCGAAGACATTGTACGAGCGTTAGAACAATACACACGGCAGCAAGGCAACCTACAACTACCAGTAAGCAACACGGTTAGGCGATGACAGTAACAACAGCGTGGGTCATTCAAGGCATGACCATAGACAGCGGTAGCGTCGTATTCGAGAACTTCACAACACGCACACAAGGGTTAAGCATACGCCAGCAGGCACAAGTAGGCAGATTCGGCACTAGTCACGGGCAACTACAACTAGACAACCAAGACAACGCCCTCACACCGAGTGGCGGTGGTAGCTTACAAAACTATGACTGGTTTAACGCCGTATACAAATTCAAGGTACAAAGCACGCTAGGCGGTAGCACACTAGAAAGCGACGTATGTTTCATGGTATGCACAGACATACGTTTCGACGATGACGGCACCAGATCAGTAGCAATACTGACACTTGCCGACCCGTTTATCTACGCGGCACGCGACCAAGTAACAAACATAAGCCTAAGCAGTGCGGTTTATGATTCATTAGACGAAATAATGCTAGACATAGTAAACGGGTATAGTAGCGGTGGTGACTCAATAACAGCGGTAGCGTTTCCACGTTTCGCCGCCGCTGCTGATTCTCAAATGACTATTGAACGTGGCAACAATGATATAACCGTAGCATCCCCAGCAGTAGATAGGGACATAGGCTACACAGGCAAACTACAAAACCTAGAAAGCGGAAGCGCACGCGATTACATCAACAACCAAGTGCTACCGACAGGTCCATCGATAGCGTTTCCGGCTAATGTAAGTACTTCAGGGTCTGGTGCTAGTACAAAGTTTGATTTTAACGCTTTCTACATTAATCGTAAGCTGACAAGGGAAACTGTAGGCGGCAACGACAAATTTAAGAAATATGTTTTTAACGAAAACGGTAGCGCAGGCGTGTACCCAATTATGTTTGCTTCGACACAATTTAACAGCGCAGAAGTAAGCAATCAGGCAACAGTACAAGATCAAGGCGCTAGCGGTGACGCAGTAGTAAGCAACAACACAACAAGCCAACAAGGTCTAGGCGTGCGCTCAGTAAACTATCTAAACGTCATATTGCCGCAGGCTACGCCGTCACAAACAGCCAAAACAAATGTAGCGGACTGGTGGACAACACGTTACGACACCGTAAGTTTTGTGACGCAACAGATAACGACGTCACTAGCCGCCATAGAACCACACATAGACACTGGCACACAAAACACTAACTTTACTGATTTGTTGAGCGGAGACGATTGTTTATGGACGTATGCAGAAGTAACGCTGACACCTACGGGCGGTAGTAGCGCAAAAACGTATAAGTGTGTCATTGTTGGTCGTCAGATAGATGCAACGCCGTTAGATACAAAAATAACGTTTGATTTGGTAAGCGCTATAGATAACCAAAGCCTTAAGCTAGATAATACAGATATCGGACTTTTAGACACATTTAGGGTAGGGTAGACGCATGACTTCTCCGTTTCCATTCTCTAGCGGCGCCGTTCTCACTTCGGCACAGCTAAACGCTATAGGCGACTACGAAAGTTGGACGCCAACACTAACGAACATAACGCTAGGTAGTGGAACTGTTAACGCTCACTACGTTCAGGTAAACGAATTTGTACACTTTGAAATAGAATTTTTAAGTGCTAGTGACACGTCATTTAGTAGTACAAGTATGCAATTCAGTATGCCTGTTAACTACGGCGGTGCTTTAAATTTTGTTGGGCTTGGCAACGGTTGGGTACGACCACAAGCCAGCACAATATACCCAGTGCAAGTTATAGGCGTACAAAGCACAAACAGAATTGTGCCGTATTACATGCAAAACTATACAAGCGTGCAAGTAATATCTGTAAGAGAAACACTACCTGAGACATGGACTAAAAGTAGCGGCGTACTTTATATGGCTGGGAGCTATCGTGCCGCATAGCATAGGACTAGACACAATACTTGCACCAGAAGGCAACGAAAACGCCTACTACACCAAGCAAATGCGCGCATGGCGAGACGATCTGCTTAGACAATCTGATTGGACACAAATGTCAGACAGCCCACTAAGTGACAGCAAGAAACAAGAATGGGCTACATATCGACAAGCATTAAGAGACTTTCCGGCGTCATGGACACCAGCAGACACCGCTAACTTTCCAGATCAGCCGTCATGAGTAGCATTCTTACACGCAAACAGTGGGGCAGTAGAGGACCAAAAAAAGCCTTTAGTTACCTTAACAAGAAGCGTGTTGTAGGTATCGCTGTGCATCATTCAGGCGTCAAAAACGGACCCAAAGGTCTCACAGCGGTTAAAGCATTTGAACGTCACCACATGGACGCTAACGGGTGGAACGCCATAGCATACAACTGGCTAATAGACGAAGAAGGCGTCATATATGAGGGTAGGGGCGCAGGCGTCGTATCAGCGGCAACCCGCCCATACAACAGCCGAACAGAAAGCATTTGCTACACCGGAGACGGCACACAACCAATACCAGAAGCCACAATCAAAGCATTTGAATGGCTGGTAGCTGACATACAGAAACGGTATAGCAACAAATTATGGCTTAAAGGGCATCAAGAATTAGCTAGCACCAGTTGCCCTGAAAAATACATGATGGAATGGGTAAGGCAACACCGCACTGGCACGAAAGTAGTACAAGCAAAAACAAAACCAGCGCCGAAAAAGCCAGCAAAAACAACACGCTTAGTAAAGCAGGGCAGTAGGGGCGCTCACGTTAAAATGATGCAAACACAACTAAACAAAAACGGCTTTAAACTCACAGTGGACGGTATAGCAGGACCGCAAACCATAGGCGCATTAAAGAAATACCAACTAAGAAGCGGTCTAGTCGTTGACGGGCTATGCGGCAAAAACACATGGAAGGCATTATATGGCGATTGATATTAAAGATTTACTAGAACGGGTCATAAGCACATTTGTACAGGCAACTGTAGGCATGATCGGCGTAGATCAGATTGTAGACATGGGCGTAAGCGAATGGAAACTAGTGCTAGGCGCTGGCGGCGCCGCCGTACTCAGCATGTTAAAAGGCTACTTTGCGGCACGCTTTACAGGCAACGACACATGCTCACTGGTACGGGACAAAACCACATCATTATCGGCTACTATCAGCGGTGAAGAGGGCTAGACCCTTCTACGTACTGGCACGATGTGGTCTAGTTGCTACATTGTTGCTTGCATGGGTAGCACCGGCACAAGCTAACACGGCGACATGCAACACAAACGAAAACGACGAACTGGTTTGCAACATAAGCGTAACGGACGGTAACGGCGTAGACCTAACCTTTACAATAGAAATTGAAACAACCGTAACGTTTACGACACATACAAGCCTTACATGTCCAACGCATGACCCTGACAGCATCTACGCAGACCCATATTTGTACATTTTTGATGATCAAGACAACGTAATAGCAGAAGACGACGACAGCGCACCTTTTAACGACGGCGTAGACAACTTCTGCTGGGACAGTTACATACAAGCAACGTTACAAGCAGGTAGTTATCGACTGAACGCTAACGTATACGAAAATTTTTACGGTGTATACACGTTGGACGTTGTGGGCGTTTCGTTGCAGGTAGCGCCACAGCCAACACCTACGCCTACACCTGAACCCATACCTACACCTGAACCCACACCTGAACCCACACCTGAACCCACACCCGAGCCTACACCCGAGCCTACACCCGAGCCTACACCCGAGCCGACGCCCGAGCCGACGCCTATACCCACGCCTATACCCACGCCTATACCCACGCCTATACCCACGCCTATACCGACACCCATACCTACGCCGACACCGCCGCCCGTGTTTAGTCCGTTTCCTGACGACTGGGTTCCGCCCGATAATCTTCTAACAGAACCGACACCACCTGCTTCTGTAGCTCCGTTACCAACAGTGGAAGAACTTGTAGAAGACGATCAAATACCAGATTTTCAAGATATAGACGATGACGATGTTTTAAGATTTGATAGATTTGATGACTCGCAAGACACAGAGACAGACCCAGTAGAGCCGATAGAACAATTAGAAGTGGAGACATTAGAAGACACTATAGAAGACGGCTATGACATTTTGGACGTATTTACTGACGAGGAACTAGAAGAACTAGACACAGAAGAAATAGAAATACTAGAAGAACTTATAGACGACGAAGACATAGACATCGAAATAGTAGAAGACCTAGAAGAAATCTTTAATGAAGAAATAACAGAAGAAGAAATAATCACGCTAACCGAAAATACAGGCTATGAAGAACTACCTAGTGAAGCTAGGCAACAGGTAGTACAGGCAGTACAAGAAGCACCAGAAACCGTACGTTTAACTTTTGAGGCGCAGGTCAATGTGTTTAGTAGCGACGATTACGCTAACTATGTAGCTGTAGGGTCACGCATTGACACAGAGGACCGTAAAACAGTTATAGCGGTTACCGCCGCCGCTACCGCCATATCTAGTAGTATTAGAACAACGGCTACCGTATCAACAGGACCAGCAACACCTACAGGGAGAATGCGACGTGCTTAAACGATTAGCCAAAGAACTACTATATTTAGCCTTCACACTGGCAGGCGTCGGCTTGGTGCTCATCACACTAACCGACCAAGTACTACGCTGGGCTATCTACATCAGCGCAATAAGCCTAGTAATGCACCTAACAGGCGTAGCCATCGACTACAGAGAGGACAACAACAATGACACTACAAGTAGCACTTAACACACTCATACGCGTAATATGCGTATTCGGCTATCAAGCTATGGCAGTTATTGGCGGCGCTAGTCTCATATCGTCAGATATAAGCCCAGCTACGGCGGCTTTACTTGCTGGTATTAGCGCTGTGGCGCAGGTTTTGCAGAAGTTGGCGGCTGCTTTTATGGACGACGGCAAGCTAGATATGGACGAGATT